TTTCGATCCAACCTTCTCGTTTTAATCTCTCCCATCTTGCTTTATCCCATGAGTATGTATAAACTCCGTTGATAAAATCATTTCGTGTAAATCTTTTTTTACAATCTAAATAAATTAATAATTCTAAATCTGCATCTTTTAATCCGTAAGTTTTACAGACCCACTTTCTAGTGAGCCTGTAATACTTAAGGATATTCATCTCACGCAGATCCTGCGCGGTCAATCTCACTATTATGTGTCAATTGTACCAGCAACATCAGTAACGTGTGTAGAAGCGTATACTTGTCTAACATTATCAGCAATAGTAATCACTCCATTAGCATGAGGACCTCTGTTGATTCTATTAACAATATCATCAATCGCTTCTTTTTCTTTTCCAGATGTAATAGTTAACGTAGCAATATCATCAAGACCACCAGCAGTAGTCTCAAGAGTATTGTTAGCAGGGTTAAAGTGCATAACTAACGAAGTGTCACCAGCATGTCTAAAACCACGGAAAGCACTTAATGGATAACAATAAGCGTCGTTGTTACCATCTTGGAAAAATAAAAATACTTCTCTTTCAGCCATTTTTTTTGTTTTTTAGTTAATAATTTATTTTTGTTTTTAAGTTTTAGGGTTTAGGTTTTTGGTTTAGGTCTAATCTACTAGAACAACGTCACCATCGCGAATAACTCTATAAAGAGTATCTTTCCATGATATGTCGTGTCCAGCATGTTTATCGTAATATATTGTGTCTCCATCTTTTAATCCTTCAACTAAATTACCACACGATATTATTTTTGCTTTTAAATACCTATTGTCAACATCGGTATC